CCAGAACGACAAGCTGATTTACATCGCTCCTCCCGCCCTCAAGGGCATCAAGGACCCGATGGCCAAGACACCTCGCATCCAGCTGGTGCGTCGCAAGCACGAAAAGCTCGCCCTCACCACCACAATCAACTCATCCACCAAGAATCGCGAGCTCACACACAAGCGCATCAAGGAATTGCGCGAAGAAGCAGGCCTCCCCGAACGCAAGATCACCTACAAGATGCATGGCACGACGGAGGTCATGCTCAAACCCGACGAGGCTGTGATCACCGAGACCAAAGTTGAACGCGGTTTCGTGTACTTCAATCTCAATGGCGGGGATTCATGGGCTTACTATCACCCTGAAGACAATCCCGACTACATCCACAACTTCAAGGGTGAGCCAAGCTATCTCACCAAGGAACTCCTGCCTGAATATTGGCAGCAACTCACCGGCACCGGCTCTGCCACTCGAACCTCATCATCCGGCCTGACATACCTGGCCTTCCTGGATCGTCAGACTGGCGTGTACTGGCGTGGCACCTACGAGGCTGCGTCCGACCTCCTGGATATCACGCCTGCACGCAACGAGACCCAGCTGCGCCACTTTGCCAAACAATATGGTGTGCCGCTCGGCGACTTCATCCCTGAATGGGATCTGGTCTTCGATCCACACGATCTCGTACGTGTCGATGTCCAGAACCGTCGCGTGAACAAATTCCAGCCGACGCCCTACATGCTCAACACTGGCACCAAACCGCCCAAGGCTGTGCCCAAGGTGATCTCCAAGGTCATGAACAACGCCCTGGGTGACGATCCGGAAATCGTCGAGCATTTCATCAACTGGCTGGCCACGATCGTCCAGACACGCGACCGCACCCGTACCGCCTGGGTACTCCATGGGACTCAGGGCACCGGTAAGGGCATCCTGACCAACAACATCCTTAAGCCTTTGTTCGGTACCCATACAGCCACCCGGCGGATGGAAGAGCTCAACGAAAAGTACAACCACTTCATGGAGGGATCATTCCTCGTCTTTGTAGATGAGGTCGAAACGAAAGCACTCCAGAACGAACGCGGCGTCATGGCCAAGCTCAAGAACTTCATCACCGAGCCCACCATCGCGTTGCGCCAGATGTACGCAAACGCGGTGGAGGTCCGGAACTACACCAACTGGATCTTCATGTCCAACAAGACAGATCCAATCATCATCGACAAGGAGGATCGTCGCCATAACGTCGGCAAATATCAACCCAATAAACTCGTCATCACCGATACCGAAATCGCTCAGATCGAAAAGGAACTTCAACCCTTCTACGATTACCTGATCAACTATCCAATCGACCTCGAACGTGCCGGCACCGTGATGCACACGACAGACCGCAGTACGATGATCTCGATCAGTGAGTCGTCAGTCGACACAGTCGGCTCAGCGCTCCTGGAAGGGAACATGAACTTCTTCATTGAGCAGCTGCCAACTGACACACCAACTCGAAACGCGCTTCAGATCAATCGCGTTGCCGATTACCAGCAACTGCTCAAAACCTTGATCGCGCGCACCCAACCCAACGGACGCTGTGTCATCGGCCGCGAAGAACTTCTTGTTCTGTTCGACTTCACGGTGGGCAGCATGCCGACCTCACCGAACAAGTTCACCGCGCTTCTGAAGCACCACCGCATTCACCTGGAGGTCGTGTGGCTCAATGGCAAGGCGGTGCGCGGCATGAAGGTCGACTGGAAGGACTTTGCATCGTTCCCGGGCTACCTCAACCAATATCTGCCTAGTGCAGCCGCGCCTGCTTCAGGCACGCCGAAGAAGCGCGCAAAAGCTGTGGTGTAATACCGTTTTTCTTTCAACGAGTGGACTCATGAAACTTCGTCTCTTTGCCCTGCGCAACACTTCCACCGGCCGTCTGATTGACGGCTACTACCCCGACAAACCCGCTGCCAAGAAGGCACGGGATGAACTCAATGCCCAGGGCGTCGACAAATACGTCGTCACGCCCGGTCCTGATCACCGCCGCTACAAGGTGCGGTGATGAGCGCCGAACTTGAACCCAGCCTCGCACAATTTGCTGCGAGGGTGAAGGCTGAATTCATCAAGAAGGCGGATAAGGTATTCGATGAAGAACAAGCCAAACTTCTGACGAAAGAAATCATCGGCGATCTGAACAAAGCCAAAGCATCGGCATTGAAAGCCCTGCTCGGTATCGAGCAGAGATACAACGGGCAAATGGAATTCGACCGTTACAACGGTCGACAAGGAGCAATCGACCAGATGCTCACTGATATTGCCCGGCCTGTTCTGCTCGAATGGGTTCGTGCATCTTTCGACGAGTTCAGAAACTCTCCTGCCTTCGCTGCGGCGCGCACAGCTGCCAAAAAAGCAATCATTCGCCAAGTCAAGGAGCAGATGGGTTACTCCGGCGAGGTTTACGACATAGCCGGTGAAATTGCGCGCGAGCTCAGGAAACAGGCAGCGAACGAGCTCCGCAAAGAACTCGGTATCGCTTAGAAATAACTCAATCTCATAGGTGGACAACATGAAGCCTTCCAAAGTCAAAGAATCCCTGACCCATCTTGCCCAGCGCAAGCGCCCCGTGTTTCTCTGGGGCCCGCCCGGCATCGGCAAATCTGACATCGTGCGCAGTGTCGCTGCCGAGATGAAAATCGAACTGCGCGATGTGCGCCTGTCCATGCTGGACCCGGTCGATCTGCGTGGATTCCCCACAATCTCCGACACCGGAAAGGCCAAGAGCATGGCCTGGGTGCCACCGAACTTCCTGCCCACGAAAGGTTCTGGCATCCTGTTCCTGGACGAGCTTAACAACGCCCCCCAGGCCGTCCAGGCAGCCGCGTATCAGCTCATCCTGGACCGCCGACTGGGTGACTACGAACTACCCCCTGGATGGGCCGTAATCGGCGCCGGAAACCGCGCTGGTGACCGGGCAGTGGTACATGCAATGTCCACAGCCTTGCGTAACCGGTTCGTTCACATCGACGTCGAAGTGGACACCGACGAATGGTTCCTTTGGGCGACCAAAAACGGCGTATCGGACGTCACACGCGCGTTCATCAAGTTCCGTCCGGGCCTGCTGCACAGCTTTGACCCATCGTCTGACGAACGCGCATTTCCGACGCCACGTTCCTGGGTGTTCCTGGACGACATCGTTGTGACTCATTCGTTGGGCGCTGATGTCGAACTTGAGCTCATCAAAGGCACAGTTGGCGAAGGTGCTGCGGCCGAATACCTGAGTTTCGTACGCGTCGCGCGGGATTTGCCGACGACCGAACAGATCCTGGCTGATCCTGCCAGTGCTCCGATTCCTGGATCACCCGCCGCGCAGTACGCACTGTGCACGATGCTGGACAAAAAGGCCACGCCGACGAACCTCGAGAAACTGTTGGTGTACCTCGAGCGCTTGCCGCGTGAATTTCAGATTTTGTTCATGCGCAGTGCGATCCAGCTGAACAACAAACTGGCCGAAACGAAAGTCGGCATTGCCTGGCTGATCAAGAACAAGGATGTGTTGTTATGAGCCTCCAGGAAAAGGCCATGCTGGTGAATCTCACGATCCATCAATGGACTGGCCGCAAATTCGATCGTGCTGCTACGGCCAGCGTCAACAATCTGGCCAATGCGTCCAGTGACGCCGGCCGATACAACAAACAGCTGGTGCGCAAAGAAACACTGGCTTCTATCGCGCTTTACGCGTCGCGTATTCGGAACCAGCACTACCACATGACCTTACCCTGGTCTGATGGTGGGCAGCGTCTGCTGCCTGCAGCGTTCTTCATGAACTATCGCGACAAAATCAGCGGACTGAAACAACAGTTCGAAGAAGCTGTCGAGGAGTTTCTCAGCTGGTACGGTTCAAACCGACAGCACGAGGCCGTTCGGCTGGGTCATCTGTACGACCCGAACGACTATCCATCAATTTCAGATCTTCGTTCATGTTATGGCATCAGCACGGAATTTTTTCCGGTGCCTGCTGCCGAAGATTTCCGCACGTCGATCGGTGCAGATGAACAGGATGAAGTGCGCCAACAGATCGTCGCATCGATTGCTGACCGGCAAAAGAAGATCTTCGAAGATTGTCAGGCGCGAATCCTGAAGCTTCTGAATAGTTCGGTATCTGCATCTTCTTCAGGCGTATCTGCCGAGAAACTTGAGACTCTTTCTATTCATCTCGACGGACTGAACGTCATGAATGATCAGAAAATCGCAAGCGCAGCGCTGCATCTGCGGGCAATGGCTACACACATTCGCTGGGGTGTGTATGCACACGCACAAAACACAGCGGAGACAATCCGATGCATTCTGACTTCAGAGTGAGTTCTATCACACCCAAACAACGCGAAGCAGCACGCGAAGGACCGATTCGTCTAGGTGGAATAAAAGTACGCCTTGTACCGACAAACAGCCACCGATGCAGTGTCGGAGATATAGATTCAGGCACGCTCATCATCTGTGTATTTTTTGATGGCGATGCATGTACTAACGACTGGATTGATTGCCCGACAGCTGAAGTCTGGCTCACTGAACCAGATTTCACATGTCATCTCAAGAACCAACTGACGAATCCACAATGTACTTCATGAAAGACATTCCACAGGAGACGCTCGAGCTGGCTGACAAGCAATTCGTTGAAGTGTTTGGTCGGCGAGTTCGGCGTATCAGGTCAGATTTTTTCGAGACCTGTCATCCTCACGGCATTGTGTGTCCGTTTAGCGGCGCTGAAGTGAACTGTGTGGACGGATGCGACAACAGGATATTTTGGGTAACGGAAGAAACTTATCCGAAATTTCTTGCTCGTCAACTCACTAGGCAAACATCATGACCTATGAAGTCGGAGTAGAAATCGGAGTACAAGGGAAAAGAGTCGTTCCGATTAAATCGCTTACATGTTTCAAAGGCAGCATGGACTGCGCATTCTTCCGTGAAGATTCTTGCCCGTTTTGCGGGCCATACATGTTTATCCGCCCACACGACTTCGCTGCTTATCTAACCAAACAACTCGTCAAGGAGGTAACGTGAACGAAAAAGCTGCGCAAAAGTTGAGTTTTGCACGTACAAAGCTGATTCTCGAGCATGGGTTTTTCGGCCTGCTCGCGCTTCGCCTGCAGTTTGTCGAACGCGTGGATATCCCGACGCTGGCCGTCGATGGAAAACACATCTTCTACAACCCGGATTTTGTGCTCTCGTTATCTGACAAGATCACACAATCCGCTGTTGCGCATGAAGTCATGCATTGCGTCCTGGCACACATCGGTCGCCGCGGCTCACGCGATCCAAAGAAATGGAACGTCGCCGGCGACTACGCACTCAACCAGATTCTGGTCGACTCGAAATTCACACTTGGCGACGACTGGCTCATCGACGACAAGTTCAAGGGCATGTCAGCTGACGAAATCTACAACCTGTTGCCGGATGGAAGCAGTGGCGAAGGAGGTGAGGAAGCACTTGATGAAATTCTCCCCGGTGATACAGCAGAATCGGCCGTCATGGAGACCGAGTGGGTCCTTGCAACTATCCAGGCGGCAAACGAAGCCAAGAAGGCCGGCAAATTGCCACAAACACTCGAGCGATTCATTGAGCAAATCACAAAACCCCAGGTTAACTGGCGCGAACAACTGCGCCGGTTTGTGAACCAACTCAGCCGTGACGATTACAGCTGGATGCGTCCGAACCGTCGGTATCTGTCTGCAGGTTTGTACCTGCCTGGCATGTATTCAGAAAAGATGGGACCACTGGTTGTAGCCATCGACACATCTGGTTCAATCGGCCAAAAAACACTTGATGTGTTCGGCACAGAAATCGTTGCAGCCTGGGACGCAACCCGACCTGAAAAGCTCTACAACGTTTACTGCGACGCAGAAGTAAATCATGTCGATGAATTCACAACAGGTGACGTACTGAAGTTCAAGATGCACGGCGGCGGTGGCACTGATTTCTGCCCTCCGTTTGAATACGTCGAAGAGAAAAACATCACACCGGCGTGTTTCATCTATCTCACCGACGGTTATGGCAACTTTCCGAAGACGCCACCGAACTATCCAGTGCTGTGGTGCATGACAACTGATGTCATTGCACCGTTCGGCGAAACAATCCGAATCGAGGACTGATATGGGCTACAGGTCAGACGTGCGAATGATCATCAGTGGGCCGAAAGACGAGTTGCTCGCCGCATTCGCTTCGTTCGCGTTGGAGGGCGTTCAGAAAGAATGGCTTGACGAGTTCATCATTGCCGATGATGGTCCTGGATCGGCCGTCGCAATTCTTGGCTATGGTGGTACCAGCTGGAAGTGGTACGACGATTACGAAGATGTACAGGCGTATAAGCGAATCTGGAGCTATTTCGAAGGGCGCGATGATGTCTTTTCTGGCGCGTTCATTCGAGTCGGTGAAGATTTCGAAGATGTCGAACGGCACTATTTCAACTATGGAAGTGAGTTGGCCTGGACATCATCTCAAATCGTCAGTGAGTACGACGACCACAAGCTGATTGATATTCGCAGCTCTGCGGCATAATCATTCTTCTTCTAACGACCAAGGATTCAGCATGGCAGTCAACTCCTGGAGCTACTCGAAACTGCAAGACTTCGAGAAGTGCAAGTTCCTCTGCTATCTCAAGCACGATCAAAAGATCCCGGAGCCTGAGCGTCCTCTTCCTCCTGGCAAAACCGAGCACGCCAATGATCGCGGTACTCGCGTACATGAATCATGCGAGCTTTACATCAGCGGCCAAGATGACAGTCTCGCACATGAAGCCGAGAAACATTTCGGTCCTGAAATCGATCTTCTTCGCACGATGTACGAAGATGGCCTGGTAAGCCTGGAAGGCGAATGGGGCATGAATGCACTTTGGGAGCCGACCGATTGGGAGACTGCCTGGCTGCGTTTGAAACTCGATGCGATGGTCATGCATGATGACCGCACGGCTACCGTAATCGACTTCAAGACCGGCAAGAAGTTCGGCAATGAGATCAAGCATGGTGAACAGCTCGCGCTCTATCAGCTGGTGACATTTCTTCGCTACCCAAAGCTGGAAACTGTCTACGCCGAACTCTGGTATCTGGACATCGGCGAAACAACCTCGCAACGTTACACACGCGATCAAGGGCTCAAGTTCAAGTCAAACTTCGATCGTCGTGGTCTGAAGCTCACGAACTGCACAAACTGGCCACCCAACCCGAACAAATTCAGTTGTCAGTGGTGCCAATACGGCCCCTGGAACAGTGGCCACTGCCAAGTCGGCGTGAAGTAACTCTAAGGCGGCGTTCGCTCTACCCTGTCAACCCGATCGGTGCGTCGAGAGGGATTGCCAGGCCTTCATCTGTGCCGCCTGCGAAGCAGACGGATGAAGGGACCTCCCTACCTTGCCCCGGCCAAGGAACGCACATGCCGGGACCTTCATTTAATTACTGGAGAAACAATGAAAGTAGTTATCAACGAACGCCATGGTGGATTTGGCTTGTCCTATGTGGGAACGATGCGTTATGGCGAACTCAAAGGCTTGACGTTGTATCCGGAGGGGATCGGCTGGAACGCAATCTATTGGACAGTTCCACCGGAAAATCGCATAGCCAAACTCAGTAATGAAGAGTTTTACACTTTGTCGCAAGCGGAACGCATCGAATACAACTGCAAATTTTCCAAGCAGACGCTGCATGCCGAGAGCATCCCCCGTAATGACCCTG